GAAGCGGCAACAATCTTAAACGGTACTGCTAGAGCACCTGCTCAAGCAAGGTACCACAAAAAGAAATAATCAAAGAGTAAACTCTTCGAATTCTTTATCTTTAAGTTCAGTATCTCTTGCACCGATCTTATATGATGATATTTCTGTCTCTTGAGGAGCTACTTGTACCTTAGAACTATCCATATAACTATCTAACCAACCACCAATTGGATTGCTCTTAATATCATATACTTTATCAAAACCTAACGAGGTAAGTCTGTTATTAGCAAGCCACTCAACGTAATTATTCATAATATCTTTGTTAAGCCCTAGTAGAGAACCTTTGCTAAACAGATATTCCGACCACTCTTTTTCAGTCTCAACAGCTTGAGCATACATATCAATTGTCTTTTGCTTATTATCTCTAATTATCTTTTGAAAACCTTCATCCTCGTTATCTCTCCAATACCTCATTATATTATTTGTAATAGCAACATGTAAGTTTTCATCCCGTGCAATTAATCCCACGATCTTTGCATTACCTTCCATTTTTCCTTTGTATCCGAAGAAGAAACTGCACGCGAAACTAACGTAGAATGATAGACCTTCTGTAATTTGCGTTGCTAGAACTGCCTCGAAGATCTTCTGTTTTTGAGATTTACTATCATCGCTACCTAATAGAACGTCGTAAGATTTGGCTGCCTTTTTAGCTCTACGAACAATCTCTTCATCTTCTAAGATAGAGTCAAAGAACTTAGTAGCATCTTTTGCAACATTCTGTAAGATATATGTGTATGAATAGCTATGAACGCATTCAAAACGCTTCCATGTATTCATACAAATCTCTAACTCTGGATTAGAGACGTAATTGCTCATATTAAAGATACTACGACTCAGTAAGCTATCTGTCATAGTTTGCCATTTAAGGTTGCTATTAAAGATATGCAACTCGGTTGGAGTTAAATTTTCGTAATCGTTACGGTCTTTAGCTAAAGATACTTCTTCAGGTAACCAGTGATATTCTTCTTGCTTTCTCCAAAGTTCAAAAAACTTTGGGTACTTAAACCTATCATAGCGTTGTAAAGCTAGTTCAGGTCCAAGAAACATTGGTGATTTGGTCGTATCAATATTATTGGTATTTAAAACTGTTTTCATGGTAAATTAAATTGCACATGCGCCACTTGCGCAGTTATCTTCTATTGCATTATCAGATTGTTCCTCCCCTATACTTTGTTTATCCCCATCGTCGGTATTATTATAGTAACCGGTACGCCAACCTAACTTATAAGCAAGTAGAATTTCTTTAATTACTTTTGCATCAGGTAATGCTCCACCTTCGTAATGAGCGTAATTATAGTACATATTAGCACTAATGCTCATATCGACCCACTTTTGCATTGCGGCGATAATTTTAATCATACCTACATTATCCTCCATTTCGTAAGCAAGGGTATAAGAGTTTTTATAGTGAGTAGCATTTGGTACGATTACTGGTAGAGTACGAGACTTACTCTTTTTATAAGTCATATAGCTTCTAATCGGTTCAATACCGTTAGTTGAGTTCTGAATAACTGAACTACTTTCACAAGGCATAATTGCAGATAGAGTGCTATGACGAAGACCGGTTTGTTTAATAATAGCTCTCAATCCTTCCCAATCCATAGTAGGTTTGCGAGTTACAAACTCATCGACTTCTTTCTTATAAGAGTCAATTGGTAGCCAACCTTGAGAGTATTTTGTACGATTAAACTTAGCGCAAGCACCCTTTTCTTTTGCAATAGTAGAAGACGACCTAAGTAAGAAGTATTGAACCTTTTCCATAAGTTCATCTGCTAAATTAGGCGCTTCTTTTTCAGTATACTTTACACCTTTCTTTGCCATGTAAGCAGCAAAGTTAGTAATACCGATACCTAGACTTCTACGATTAACGGTAAAGTTTTCAGCAGCTTTAACAAAGTAGCTTTGATAATCAATTAACTCATCGAGCATGCGCACGGTAATATCGCATACTTTCTCCATTTCTGCATCTGATTTAATTTCAAATACATTAATAGCAGATAGAATACAAATACCAATTTCTGCATCAGGATCATCAATATGCTGTAAAGGTTTAGTTGGATGTAATACCTCAACACAAAGGTTAGTCATCTTAACTGAATCGAGCCAAGGACCTCTTTGATTGCAATGATCGATATTCATAAAGTAAATACGACCAGTTTCTACTCTCTCTTTAACAAACAAAGACATTAAAGAACGAGCAGGTATAGATTTCTTAGTCTTTATTGACTTATCTTTTTCGTACTTTTCGTACAATTCATCGAAGTTTTCATGACCAAAAGCCTCATATAAGCCCGTAGCTTCCTTAGCAGAGAATAAAGTAATATTCTCATTTTTAATAAAACGTTCATAAAATAATTTACTAAACTGAATGCAATAGTCTAATTTACGTACTCGGTTATCATCAGTACCGGAGTTATTTTTTAGAACCATTACATCCTGAATTTCATAATGCCAGAATGGAAAGTTTACTGTAGCTGATCCTCCCCGAATACCATTTTGATGACATGACTTGACAGTAGATTCCATTAACTTAAGGAAAGGAATAACCCCGGTATGAACCACTTCACCGTTTCTAATATCAGAATTAATTGGACGCATTCGACCGAAGTTAAGACCGATACCATATCTTGAACCTGTTGCGTAACCAGCGGCGGTTGCAGATGCAAAGATAGAGGGTAGAGTATCATCAACATCTATTAAGCAGCAAGAAGCATATTGACGTGTTTTACTTCTTACCCCCGCCATAAGAGGAGTCGGCAGGTTAATTTTAAAGTTAGAGAAGTAATCATATGCTCTTTGAACATATTCAATTCTCGTTTCCTTTGGATATGCTCCGAAGGCAACCATAGCAATAACCATAAAAGCAAATTGCGGGGTTTCGTAAATTTCACCAGTAATTCTATGTTGAATTAAATACTTGTCGCAAAGTTGACGGACGCCGGAGTAGGTAAAATTATAATCTCTATCATGGTTAATATACTCACCAAGTTTATTGATCTCTGTCTTATTATAAAGTTCTATAATCTTAGAATCATATACCCCATTAACTTCGATATTTTTCTCGATAAAGTCGAGAAGTTTAGGAGGGTTCTTACCACCCCAAATATCTTTTCTTAGTTGATAAGATAGTAAACGAGATGCAACGTATTGATAGTTTGGTCTCTTTAAAGAGATTAAGTTAACAGCAGAGTCGATTAAGACATTATGAATCTCGGTAGTTGTAATACCATCTTTCATCTGCAAATTTGCATTAATTTCGATATCGCTAACGTTTACATTATTAACCCCCTCGACTGCCCATCCGACAATTTTATGTATTTTATCAACGTTATACTCTTCTCTTTTCCCATTTCGTTTAAGTACCTTCATAGATAGATTTATATTTAGTAACTAACTTAGGTTATTATACTGTTAATATAAACAATTTCAACGATGCAAATCTTTGAAAATCAAAAACTTTTTCATCTATATCCAATAGGTGCTGGAATATTTTTTTATCAGAATTAAAAGTATCTTCGCATATAGATTTTAAGTTATTGAAATCTATAGGGTAAACACCTTGCTGAAAATATCCATATGTCTCTTTACATTGCAAGTTAAATTGAGAGATTAAATTTTCATAAACAACAAGATTCATTAATCCTTGCTTTTCTTGACTCTTCAAAGTTTGCATTAACATCTTAATATTATCGTTTGGAGTTAAAGTAATACCATAAAAAGGTACCATACCTGTCGGTACTCCATTACTATCGGTAATAAAAGTTAGAAACTTTTTAGGATTATATTTCTCGTTAAGTTTAATTCTAAGATTATCGTACTCATTTTTTACAACGAAGCCTAGAAATAAAACCGGACGAATCGGGTTATCTATAAAAGACGTTACATCTACTGGCTTAAAAGTGTGTTCTATATCAATCATGTTTTAGTAGTATAAAGGTATTAATGAAGCTTTCAACGTCTTTATCCGATTTATTATATGTAAAAGATGTTAAACCAGTTACAAAGCTATTACTGGCTTCTATTTTACTATCCACTTCTTTTAAAGCAGGTTTACCATCTGTCTTTTTACTTTTAATCATACGATCATTATATAAATAATAATATGGAATTCAATAAATTAGTTAATCAAATTTTGACAGAAGCGAAAAAAAAGAAAAAGAAAAACGACGGTAATTTAGCTAACAACGCTAAGCCTTATAATAAAGTAACACGTGGTGATGTTATTGCTGGACGGCTTGGTAAAGATGAAATGGGTGGTAAAAAAAAAGCCAAAGCCAAGTAAGCGAAGCTAGAATAGCTCCTTTTGATAATAAGTTTACTCCTGGTAATAAGCCTAGAGACCCGGATCAAGGTACGATGAATACCTCGATGAATAGTCAGTCAACAAAAGGTAATATTCATAATAACCAGATAATAATACCTCTACTAAAAAGACTTAATCGACGGAAGAAACGTTAGTTAGCTTTTTAGCAGCTGATTTAACCATGTTAGATAGCTCTACAGCTCTACCCTTTACTTGAGAAGCCCATTTACTGTTAAGCATATCTTTAGAAGCTTTATTAAAATCCTTTGATGCTAAAGATTGTCTAAGGTCTTTAAATTTCATTAACCTATTGATACCTAGGTTAAATGCCATATTAACCATTGCGTGTTGTGCCGGTAAAGGTAGTGTGTTGAGATTAGGTACAAACTTTTTTGCATTTGCTATAGCTATGCTTAAATCTGAATCAAATAAGCTTCTTATTTCAGTATCAGATAATTTTCTATTTTTAAATTTTGATATTTCATTTGCTGTGACCAAATGACCTACCCCTATAGTCCAGTGGCCTTCTGTATCCTTATACATTTGGGGTTTATACCCCTCATGCTTTTTAAGCATATTAAACATTTCGTTTTTGTTAATATTAGATGTTACGTTAACAATAGGGGTACGAGTTTGTTGTTGAGGAGTCGCTGCATGAGCTCCTAAAGCTAAACCTCCAGCAAACGCGGCCCTCTTTAAAAAGTCTTTTACTCCTTCTTCTTGAATCTCACGTTTAACATATACCTTATAAGGTAACATACTAATATTTAAACAAACCTATCTAAGAAGTACTTAGGCAGTTTGCTTTTATTATTGATAATAGCCTCATATATAGCTCCATCTAAAATATAGGTAACACAATGATCGTCTTGACTTCTAATACCGCGACCACACGCTTGTACTAGATTACCGAGCATCTTATTAGTATACCATATTTTATCCTCATCAAATAATCGTTTAATTCTTAAATCACTTAACGGTAGATAGCCAGCTTTAATAATTATCTGAAAGCGAGCAAGATCATCTTTTAAGTCTACCCCGTGAGTCATTGAAGGACTAACTATAACTGTTGCTTCTTTAGACTTAAAATGGTTATCTATAATAGTTTCGTTTTTAGATTGACTATCTCTAAATAAAAACCTACTCGATTTTAATTTCTTTTGCAGATATTGAGTAATTTGCATAGTATGGGTATGTATCATACCTTTATCATTTTTATGACTTTCACAAATACTTTCAATTTGATCTACAAGCTTTGGTAGCATTTTTTCCATATTAGCGTGATTAAGTTTACTACCAGTTGATACGTAAATAGGAGCCTTTTTAGCATCGAACGTACTATCAACTTCGATAAACTTATATTCAGTTATACCTAAACTTTTTGCGTAATTTTTATGATCAACAATAGTAGCTGACATTAACAGTACATTATCTGCATGATCGAAAATATATTTTGATAGAGTATCAACTTTAAAAGGAGTTAACTTTACAGTCTTACCTTCCCGTTGACAAATATACTCACACTTATCCCACGTTTCGTCGATAAGGCTTAAAGTACGATGCAGATTACTTAACCAGTTTAGTTTAACTTTTTCAGTAACAGTAAGTGTAGTAGCTTTATTATTATTTCTCTCGATAAGAATGTTTATATACTCACTAACTGCAACCATTACTTGGTTTTGCCATTTAAGTACTGACTCATGATCTGTTGTATAAAGGTAAGGCACTTTTACCCCGTACATCTTTAATCTATCTGGATCGATAAATGCAGTAAACTGTTTAATAAGCTCATCTTCTAACTCAGCTGCTTCATCGCAGATAATAAAGTTCTTACGTTTAACGTGCTTTGGTAAGGCAAGAAACATCTTATAATTTAGTACTGCAAACTCATTTACTAATGCTGCGTTGCGAGCGTTGTAATAAGGGCAGATATTATTAGACCAGCACCCTTCTTTCATCTTAGGGGTAAGTAAACAAGGAGCATTCTCTACATCTACGTTTACATCAATTGCGCATTGGTAATTACTCTTACCTTTAAGAATGTATGAATCGTCAAATAACCTATAGTATTGATCTTGCAATGACTTGGTAATCGTTAGAGCAAACGTGCCATGTGGTGGTTGATCGAGACATTCTACTTCATGACTATAATTACCCATATAATCTTTTCTAAATGCATCATACGAAGTAATAAGCTGTTTAAATTCAGGAGTACATTGACTTGCAACATTACCTAGCGTTCTAGCTAGAAAGCTTTTACCTGACCCAGTAGGAGCTGCACATATAACGAACTTATGACCTTTTGTAAAAGCATCTTCTACTTTTTTAATAAGCTCAATTTGTTGGTCGTTCGGATTATAGTTATCTGGAAATTTTGATAGGTATTTACTTAACACCACTCTATTATACTAGTTCAATGCAGATAAAACAACCACTGAATTGTATAATTTATTTTTCTTTTTAGGTTTGAGAATTAGTGACTTATAATACAAGTCTAAATTCTTTTGTGAAAAGTCTTCAAGAGTGTAAGAAAATCGTAAGCAATTAAAACCTTTTTCAATTCGGAAAGGATATGGTATCTCAAATATTTTATTAGAGCTATCCGTTTTCAATAAAAAGTTGAAATAAAAATCTTTAAATTTAAAGATTAAAAGTTTACCTACTTTGAGAGGTTTTTCACTGTTTATAAAAAACACCACGTCTTTTTGTAAAAAAGAATTAATTTCATTTTCAATATTATTATTCATGTGTCCATATATGTCATTTTTTCTTGCATTGACATCTTTAATAAATTATTATTAAAGTATCCCCAAAACTCTTCCCCTTTAATTACCTGTATAACATTACAACTATCTAAACTTACCATTCTCCAATCCTGCATAAAAATATCCCATACAGGTAACAAGTTTTTAGCTTGCGCATTATATGGCAGAATACCACTTGATGGTGAATAATTTAAAGATAGTCTACCGTTAGTACTATCAAGTATTTTTTGATCGAGAGTGCATAACATACGTCTCACCGGAGGTCTATTTGATCTTAAGCGACGACGTACAAACACTATCTCACAAACATTATCATTTAGAAGATTTCTTAGACTTTCTAGGGTTGTTATCATCTTGCTTAAAATCTGTTACGGTTGAATTTTGATCAACGCTCTTGCAAATACCGAATAGTCTTTGTTCATTTAAAAAAAGACCCTTCTTTAGTTTACCATAACCTTCAATTATGATATTTGATACTGCAGCTCCTTTATCATTCGGAAAGATAACAATATCACCAGCTTTGCAATATTTAACACTTGGACCCACTAAAATAACTTTAGCTTTTCTCCAAGCTTTAATAAGAGCATTAGTTGGTACAAAAATACCACCTCTCATTACAGCATCACCGGCGTTATCGGTTACTTCATCAACAAATTCAACAAGGACGATATCATCGAAGATAAACGATAAGACAAAATCTTCACCGAGACCAAAGTTACCTTTTCCATAACTATCTAAATCAATTAAGCTTTTTTTTGTTTCAAGAGTGTCGATTGATACTTGTGCCATATAACCTACTTACTAAACGTTTTAGATAGTTCAACGTTTTGTTGATATTCTTTTACACTCATAAACTCTGGTACAAATTGCTTCTCTTCTTCTTTCTTATCATCCTTCTTTAACTTCTTTATATAATTAATGCGTTTAAACTTAAGAGCAGGCATCGCATTAAATAGCATATTATATTGATCTTGTTTAAGACTGAACAAGTTACCGTATCTATTAGTAGTCATATTTACATAATCTACAGTTTCATTTGAATAAAACGATAACCATCTATTCATCATAAAAAGGTTAAACTGCGACTCATCATCGCAGTTTAATTCTACTTTCTTTTTTGTGAATAATACTGAATTAATATAATCAAATATTGTCATTAAGCAATAACTTTAGTCGTCGCAATAAAGATATCATCGTTCAATGCATAAAACATATCGATTACTGCTTTCATAAACTGATCAACTTGAGCATCCGTAAGCTTGGTACTATATGCAAAGTTAGGAGCTTTACGTCCAGCATTGATATTGATGCCGGTATGCCCTAGTGCAACATTATTTTTAGATACTGTGATACTAACACTACACTTACCGACATTTTGTTGAGAGCCATCGCTACCTTCAAAGTTATCATGCACAAGAAGATCATCACCATCAACTTCAATTGGCTTTTTAATCATACTCGATACGATATTAGCAATCTGAGTATTAAAAAGTCTTTGCCAAGCTACTGCTCCGAACGGGTCAAGATTTGGAATCTCCCAACAGAAGTTAACAGCGTCGTCGCTATAGATAAAATCATTCTGCAAGATATCTTCACTATCAATCATACCATCAGCCAATACATTCATCGGAGCTCTAAATGCAACGATATTACCGATCGGCAATGTCTTCTTACGAAAATAATTGTATGCAAAACGCTTATGAATTAACAAACCATCATATACAGGTACATCTTTAATAATCATACCCAATTATAGGTACTACAGATATGATTTCAAGTTTATTTCTTCAAAATAATCCTCAAGATAGTAATGGAATGGTTTTGGTTCAAGAGTTGGTAACTCAGTTAATTCGTTCGGATGTTTAAAGTTTACCGTGTAGCCGTTATTTAACTCCGTATACCTTATAAGCATATCATCTGTAACCTGTTGAACAGGTACACAACCCATTTTTAATGCTTCGTAAAATCTTAAATTTAAAAAGTCTCCAGTACCTAGCGGGTTAAGAATATACTTATAACTAGCTAATAACTTGAGATATTCATTATAGGTAAACTTTCTATCTGAGTTAATAATTTTTAAAGGTAAATTTTTACCCATTAAATTACCTAACACTTCACGACGTCTGACATAAACGTGTGGGTTTATTTGACCAATAAAAAGTATCTCGTTAATTTTATTTTCTAATTGAACTAAAACAGTATCCCTTGAAAGAAGCTGTTTATTAATAACCGGTCTATTTAAAATTTTAGCATCATTAATATCGCTTACAAACTGTACGAGATTTTTAATACGATCAACGTTACGTTGGTGATCTACATTCCAAGGAAATAGAGCATCGTATATTTTTTCAAAGTTAAAAATAATCGTTCTAATGTTACGGTTATTTAGCTCATTAATAAATGACTCGTTCTTCCAGATATCGACATGAGGTCCAAAATGCTCATCAACGATAAAAAGAGTATCGACCCCGTCTAGAT